TATAAAACGCAAAACAAATTGAGCGTCAATTACAAAACATTTTGCACAGATTTTACATCAATTAACATAAAACAAAATGTAAATTTAGAGTATAAAAACAAATATTTTTATATTTGCAATTAGGATAGTTAGGACACTATCTCGCTCACAATCTCGTCCGGCTCGTGAGAGTCAGACGGGATTTTTTCATGAAGCTGGGTAAGTATTTGTCAAAACATCATTTTTATAAAATCTTAATCCAGATCGTGGATCAATATAAAAGAAATAATTATCATCTCCCATATTAGTGGATGACGAAATTACAGCACTTGATATATTCATTTCCGCGTTTAATACATCATTATGATAGGTTCTCAGCCTGATTTTGGGATAGTAATTTTTACCTTCCGTCCAGTCTTCTTCAACGAAGAATATACGTCCAACTTCATTGTTGTCTTGATTATACATAGAAAGACTATTGGTGTCTGGATCAATTTCTATACGAGTATCATTTAGTGATGTTGAAATTTTGCCTATAATTGATATATTTCCGACTTCATCGATATTGAAAGAGCCATTGGGAGATTGAATATTCTTAAAGACTCCACTTGTCGCATTTACCTCACCGTTGAATTTATATTTTTGGCTCTCTGGATCAAGCTCAAACATTACCTCATTATTAACAAGAGCAAAGATACCAGACCTCTCAACACCATTAATGGTAATGCACTTATCTCCCTGCACAATACCTGTCAATATCGGTTCTTCGGCAGTTCCGGTGTTCTTACCCGTAAACAGCTTTGGAGATATCATATAATTACTACCAATTTGCACCTTGTTTGTATCCCAACCTATTAACCAATCTGGAACATTTGCCATCACCTTAGATATTGAAGCTTCGGTAATCAAGACATAATCAGGAATTAACTTTTCATAGGCCATTACCGCAATACTGTCATATTCTAATGATTTCTCGAGGGATATATTTATAAAGTTGAGCGATTCCAAGGGCTGAATGGAAAGCACTTCAACACCTTCTTTTAAATAAGATACACGCCACCTGTCAGGAGTATAATCTTCCTTACTGCTTCCACTTATACGAAGCAACTTAGCTATAACAGTATTGCCGGAAATTGAAGTGCCATGTATATCGCACGGAATATCGCTAACGCGGATACCGTTCATATAAAATTCTATCGCAAACATTACAGCATCTTGGCCATCCGCACCATCTTCACCTTTATCCCCTTTTATTTTAATGGGATTTCCCCAACTACCAGAAGACGCGCTTTCTGCTACCTTCTGAGACATCCATACGACCGAATCTGTAGCGTTGGTATGCCATCCGTTTAAAGTACCATCTTCTGTTGGTACTTCCGGTTGTGACTCGCCATCGTGATATGTAATAAACACGGATAAACCATCAGAACCATCAGCACCAGAAGCTCCGTCATTTCCGTCTGCTACCATTAAAGCCCAGGCAGTTCCTGTGTAAATATAAACCTTTCCATTGTCAATATCCCGATATACCCAGTTTATCTCGGGATTCGCAGGGGGAGTAGACAAGTCTCCTTTCCACACAATTGATAATCCATTGGTGCCATCTTTACCATTAGCACCATCTACACCGTCAATAGTCATTTGATACCATACGCCATCCTGATAGACGTAACTCTTGCCATCCGTAGTATTTCTATAAGCCCAGCCATTTTGAGGATTAGCAGGATGCGAGACAAAGCTGCCTTGCCACACTATTGATGTTCCATCCTTGCCATTAACTCCGTCAGCACCATTCTGTCCCTTTTCTCCAGTTACACATACAGCCTCTGTTGTTGTGCTCGTACCATCCGTATATGTTATGACCGAACGCGTCCAGACGTACCAACCATTTTTCCAGGCAGGTCTTTCAGTACTCCAATCTCCATCCGCCAAACTGGAGGAAGAACTGGAAAGATAATATTGTTCTACTATCGAGGAAATTCCCTTTCCACCACTGATGCACGCCGCCTCAGTATAACTAATAGTCCCATCAGTAAGTTTTATCCTGGTTCTTGACCATATATATTTTCCATTTTCCCACGATGGTGCCGTAGTCTGCCAACCCAAGGTAGGAGCTTCAGTGCCGGATGAATTTTTTGCATATTCAACATCAACTGATTCAATACCGGTTCCTGCATCTCCCTTTAGGTTTTCCTTAGCTTCAGGGGAAAGATTATCCCAGCCTAAAATCACATCTCCCATTGTGCAGACAAATTTGTTTTTTTCGTCATCCCATTTCCATGAGATTGCACCACCGGCAATATATCCGGATTTATCCGTTGCAAACCGGGCGGAACCGTCGCCAAATTCAGCTGTTCCATCAGGATAGATACAATAAACTGTATGTCCGCTGCTATCTGTTCCTTTAATCAAGCCATTCTCGCAATAGAAGCCTTTCAAACCATTTGCACCGGGTATATCACCACCGATACGCATTTTTACGCAGCCGGCAAAACTTTTACTATTAATGCCAAAGAGAATGTCAATGGCGGGTTGTCCGCCTTCGTCCGCATGAAGATAGATAGCTGATTGTCGATTTATATTAATAGTATTACCAAACTGTATAATTTCATCACCTTCAGTTGGTATAGACATATCTGATAATCCGGAGACTACTGCTTCCATGCCATCTATATAATCAATACTTCCGGAAAATTCACTGACAGGAATTACAATCGTATCAACACCATCTATCTTGCGAATTTCCGATATCTCTACCCAATAACCTTTTAATGTTCCATTTTGCCAATTCTGACAACGAATGATATCATGAGCGACGAAGGACATTTCATCTTCTTCAATAGTGATGAGCCAATTTTGCTTTGCATCATCCAATATGGCACTCTTTATCTTACCGTTTGCCTGAGTGATTCCAAGAGCTCCTTTTACAGCACGTATCTTCTGGATCAAGAGTTCAAAAACCGTCATCGTTTCACGCACAACAATAGAATCTATTTCAAGCTTCCATTTTCCCGATACATACTCCCATATTTTCCATCCGTGACCTGCGAAGCCGGACATGAAATCTTCTACCACTTCTGCCACATATTCTCCGGCAGCATTCAAGATTTGCTTACCAGTTTTCTTTGCCGAAGCAAGCATACCTACAATCTTTGCTGTACTTAATATAGCCATAACTATAGTTTTATTATTTCAATCAAATTAACTCCAGGCACATAGTTTACACCTAAAGTGTTCCAGAAATACACATCCAATAAGCCATCGCTACCAACAGTTACGTTATCAATCTCAACGAACTGAGTCATATTATTCAGTGGGCTAAATGAAATATTTGTCTCGACATTATTTGCAGAATAAAAGACCGACGGAAATTGGTCTGACGGAAGATCTCTGTCACAAGAAGGCAATATTCTTACTTTATAAGTACCTGCGGCAAATGCCTGGAATCGAAGCATGACCTTTAAACCGGAGCTGGTACTGCTACCGGAATTATACCTACTAATATACTTGGCGGGATATACGCCGCTATCGTCCACATCAGGTTGGCGTACATCTGTATTAATAGCAGACCGGTCCACATTTATCTCACCTGGATAATCATCTCTTCTCTTTAAGTAATTACCTACTTCGTTTCCGCCGGAATCCTTCAATATATTGGTTGTATAGTTAGTTCCTTGTACAATTGACATGTAATTTATAATCTCACCATTAACCGTATCATAAGATATATTATTGGCAAGCTGAGCAAATGAAACGATTGTTTTTCCGGCAGTGCCACTTCCACCTTCTTCCTGGAAATTACAAGTTATCGTTTTATTGCCTTGAACATTATTGACGGTCGCCGTTCCGCTCGTAGTCCCTACACCGGTACTCGTATCTGCGCCACTCCAACTACCAATAACATAGCCATCATTAGCCTGTGCGTTAACGCTTGCCTGGCCTCCCTCGGCAACATCCTGAACGGCTGGTGTCACAGTACCGTACGCATCGTTATTCGCCTTTCCTGTTACTGTGTAAGATACGGCCGGACGTTCAGAATACAAGATGGAGGAAGATTTGATTTCTGACGTTCCATAATCATTCTTAACCTGTACATATACCGTTTTAGATGCATAACCGGCTGAAAGCTCATAAGAAAAAATCTTCGATGTACCGGCAATCCAGGATACATCGGTTAAATCGGCAGTCTCTCCAACTTTATAATGAGTAAGTCCGCCAGTCATGTTAAGAGTGATAGATACCAACTGTTCGTAAGTCACCGTTACACCATCATTGATTAATATCGAATTTAAAACCGGAGCGGTCTCATTTGCGGATAACCGTGCGACAAACGGAGCTTTTAAAGTATCTTTTAATTGATTTACAAAATAATATGCATCAGTCTTATCATCCTCGGATAACGTACTTTCAAATTTTGACGTATATTTCTCAGCACAATCCAGGAGCAACTCGTTGAAATTCACATTTACAAGCATTCCTGGACCATGAGCCGCATAGCTATATCCGAATATCTTGTCGGAAACCGTGAACGCGTCCACGGAAGTAGTTCCTGATATCAGGAACGACAAGTCCTTAAAATAATAGTTTTTAGAAAATGGAACTAATATTTTCCATGTGACAGTATTGTCGCTTACTACTTTTTTGACGATTGAATTCAACCTCATCTGTATATATTCGTAGACCTCATCCCAGGAAGCAACCCAAAGGCTATCGTCACCACCCTTTCCATATAATGAATAGATAGTTTCCAATAGCTCTATCCGGGAAAGGTCCACGCGGTGGGTCGTTATACCTACCCAGTAGGGGTTATCGCTTGTACGTTGTGACGCCAGTTCTTCCAGCTTTACATCATTAACGGAAGAATTGGTTCCGCCGTAGGTCCTTTTTTTGAATAAAGAACCTGTAGATTTCAGGTAAATGAATTCCAGGTGATGTAATGAACTGCGATAGAAATCAATTAAAGGGGATTTATCTGCCGCAGTTACGTAGGCGGCATTACCGTCGGGGAGTCCCATTATTTTCATGCGACGGTTTATTTTCTCCAGAACCTTATTGTAATCGGCCACAAAGCCTTTTTCAATATCATCGGCATTATCCTTATCATATACTCTTTCGTCAACATTGTGGTAGAGCATGGAAACGCCCCAATCCTTTATCAAGTCAAGCTCATTCCAGGTTATATATATGCTGTTAGTACTGCTATCCTTTATAAGTCCATCCGGATTATATTCGTTACCCCACGTTGGCCATAATGCAATGCTAAAACCAAAACGGCGATCATTACCGCAGCCGTCAGTATATACGAGTGGATATTCAGGTATATAGCCGGTCGTCGGTGTGTTGCCAAGATGGAAAAACTCAGTATCATCAATCCATTTTTGATTAATTCTTCGCCAGATACGTGCATAGGCTCCCTCCACGGAATCATCCGCTGTATATGTAAATGCGAAATGCTTGTCATATTTCAAAGGCGCAAAATTTAGGTTCACATCATCCGCACTAACACCGGAAGGAAGATCAATGCTAAATTCGATAATCTCTCCTGCAAGTTTAAGATATTCAAGGGTCAGCATCAAGGTTGAACCGGATGGCAAAGCTGACTTACATATCACAGATAATTTTGTCTCAAAATTTTCTGTCACATACATCTGACTAACGTCAATCGCTCCTGGATAAAACTTACCATCTGTATCCTTGACTGTTATGTTTTTAGCTGCTAAATACATATTATTACCCAACGGGGATTCGCTTACGGTGTACTCCTTTTCGGCCCCTACAGAAGTAGGAGGTTCAGATAATGATACAGTACAAGAATAGATATCATGTTCTTCTCCCTTGAATGAATAAGAACCGATTACTTTTTCTTCGTCAGAAATCCAGATACCACCGGAAGCGCCCGATATCCCTTCAAGATAATCAACTCTTGTAAGGAGCTGTGCCAGATTCTGCTTTTCCGTATTGGTATAGTCATTCGTTGACAGTCCTTTACCTGCTATACTATCCTGTTTAGAATTCACTGCGCTGACTACTTCGTTAAATTCACTGGCAGAAAGTGTATCGCCTGTATTTTTAGTAGGAATATTTATATTTGCCATATTTTTTATTTTTTACGTTAAACCAATGCAAATGAGAAAGTATACGGGAAACCGGATGACGGAGGTGTTACACCACCTTTAATAACAGATATAGGCACAAATACCATTTGTTGAATCCTCTTATCAAAGACAGGAATAAGCATGTTATCTTCATCTATGCTTCCCGAAAACAAGGATGGTGCCACATAACTCCACTCATTTTCACCCTTAACCGGAAGAGAACCTACCGGAGCAGTATCAACAGAGGAATTAACGTTACTAAGCTCTCCAAAAGAAAGTTCTTCGGAGGATTCCGCTATTTCCATCACTGCATCTTCATCTTCTTCAATGATTAAATTCTCATCCTCTTCGACAATACCACTCTGTGATGTGGCTGGTGTCTGTTTGGGGATTCGAACCACCAACCCTTTTTCTATGGTAGCACCTTTGTGAAACTTGATATGTCCCGCAGCTTCATCATTTTCCAATCTGCTCAATGCATTTTTAGCGATTTCCCTAAGAGCTCTACGGGATGAAAAAGCTGTATATTCGCTCGGCGCTTCCGCATCTCCTGTTTTTAACAGACGCACCATTTGCGCAACCTCCTGCGCAATAACATACTGCATATTATTGATTGAACTGTCTACCGTTGACTTCCAAGAGGTATTTACGGCATTGGTGCATTCAATAGTCGCCTCGCTCAGATTATTCAATTTACGCACCACGCGTGTAATACGGCTATCCCGATATCCTTCTTCAAAGTACAAGGTACTGTTCAACCGAACACGCTGTCCAAGCAGTAGTGGCACATTATTAGCATCCACATAGATATAGTCCGTTTCACCGGTGTATATGGATACATCTTTGCTATATTCTTCCAAAAAATCATCTACAGCCTGCTTGTATTGTTCTTCCGCAACCGGATAATAACTATCCGGCATACGGATATCTGTCAGCACATAGGTATCACCAACTTGCGGTATCAGATTTCCGCCGGGAATCTGAGTATCCTCATCAGGATATGTGTTTATAATTTCAAATTCCTTCTCATCGTTATGCCAGACACATTCAAACGTTCTCCCGGACAGGTCTCCTGAATCGAACGTCATACTAATCTCCTTTCCGGGAATCATATAATCATCCGGATTGAAAGGAAGGTCCGCATCACTGACGTAATATATGGTAAAATCTCCCGTCTCCTCATTTGTCTTTTCTTCGGAACGTGTAGACGATATGGTACCGGTTCGATGGGGAAAGATATTGGCAAATGCAGCTTCTTCTCGGTGTTCTTTAAGTCCGAGGTTGGTATTCAGGTCGATATATTTTGCCCGTGAAGGAAGCTGTAACGTTGAATATCCGTATACGGAAGGATCAATATTCTTACTGCTACCTACGGGTATTAAACGCGTGAACCATTTGATGGCGTTTGTATTTTCTTCCTGGGAAAGACCGGATTTCAAGCCTTCTCCATAGCCCAGTTCCACTTTCTCGCCACGCTCACATTTGGAGATATTCAGATATTCACCGTCCATCCACCATTCCGTTTCAAAAACTTTTGCAATCTCTGACGCGGCATCCCAGCAATATACACCATTAAAGTTAATGTTTTGCCGGTCCGCGGTTATGGCTTCACCTACACGCCATAATACCCCATCGGTATTGCGGTTCATGTTATCCACCAGTTTTTGGAGGAATTCCAGCGGAGTCCCGTCGTAGGCGAATACAGACTCTAGGTCGTCATCACTCTGGTTCAGACGGCAGAAAAGGATATCCTCCATATCATGCTCTCGGCCGTAGAAACTGATGTTATATGTATACTTTTGAGTATTCGATTGTTTCGGACGGTACTCTTTCTTGACGGAGAATTTACGATCATCAACAAGTATATAATCACCTACCGAAAGAATAAAGAATTCCCATGTGGAAAAAGTAACGCTCACCACATGCTCAACACCTACCTCTTCCGTCCATTCGGAATTGGAGTTAGGGCTTACGATCTTCTTTACCTCTCCGGTTTTATTATATATTGTCAGTTCCATTGAAAAAGTTTTTAAACTGTTTTAAATTCCACCTTAAAACTCTGGTTTGGGTTCTCTGAAAGTAACTGAGAATCCGGCTACTTGTTGTCCCGTATCCCGCAGCAAGGTAAACTGGCTGTACTTCGTATATTTCTTCAAATACACCTTGTAAGTCTTGCCTATTTCCGGCACACGAAGTTTCAACCATCCAGACCTTAACAACGTTAATACATTGTTATATCGTTCATACCATGAAGCTCTAGTGTTTGCCACAATGGCCATTTTAAGAGTGATATCCCTTGCCTTGTATTTGGGTGTCAGCTCATCCGGGAGCTCTTCTCCATTATGCTCACGATATTCTACCGCTGTATATTCTTTCATTTCCGGAGGAAGCATCAAGGCGTCATAATTAGCATGGTCGTCCTGATTCTCTTCCCACAGGAAACAGCCGTATGTGGCCATATCCGTATCATTGACAAATAATAATCCGCTTTCCACCACCATATTTTATTCTTTTAACTTAACACCCCTATTTTTCATCTCCGATACATTATCAGATATATCCGATAGATGTCTCAGATAATAAGAATTCTCTGCCATAATCGCTATTGAATCTGCCATCATTTCCAGATTATCTGACAGACTGTTATCAATGGAAATAACATGGTCCAGCATTGCGTTTCCGATACCTTCCAGCTTTCCTGCCGTTTCCTCAGTAATGGAGGTCACCATTCCGGCACGCCCCGTTTGAGTATAGCTCTCATCGCTGGACCATCCAAAAAGAGCCTTCAAATCATCCCTTTCCTTAAGGGCATCCTCCACTATCTTATTCCACCTGTTCTGAAGGTCTTTATATGTATCCTTATTAATATCTCCGCCACGGCTGTATTCAACAAAACTTTCATACCAGTTTTCAAGCTGTCCTGCAAACTTGTCAGCAACCATATCGGTAAGTATCTTGCGCTGCATATACTGTTCAAAGTTGTCGGCAAAATCCTCCGCATCACTGCTCATATCCATGAGCGTATCCAGAAAGTTATTCCGAATACTGTCAAAGGAAACTTGCGTAAGCTGTTCTTTCACCTGTTGCTGGATATCTTCCAACTTTTCGGAACCTTCAATGATACTATTCAGATAATCACGCACGTCGTCGTCCAGTTTCGCCCAGAAGGTCGGGGCTTCTCCCTTTAATTTCTCCAGCTGTTCCACTGACAGGTCAAAAAGTCCGGTCATACGACCTTCACCGATCTGGAATTCATCGAATGCACTGCCAAGCGCCGCACGCGCTTCGTTCCATTCGGTCGTACCCATTCTCTTACGTTGGCGTTTACCAATGGAACTGGACCACATGCTGGCTCCGGAATTCAAACGCTCACGCCCGAGTATGCGATAAGACTCTATACTTTTATTCAGCAGTTCTTCCGCCTCACGGCCTGCCTTATCCGCTTCAGCTCCATAGCTCATATCGATATATTCTCTTTTCTTATCGATGAGTTCGCTCCATATCTCATTCAGCTTGCCATACTCCTCAACCATATCATTGTAATCCGAGTAGTCTGCACCTTTAAACAGCTTATCCGCTCCGATCCAGCTCCACGGGTTCCAATCCGCGCTCATAATACCACTTACCATGCTTCCGATGCTGGAGAATATATTGCCAACGAATTTATCAATGCCGACTTCTCCGATGGAATCAAGGATGGCGAATATTGCGCCTATGAGTCCTCCAATCTTCTGGCCACTTTCCGTGAAGACATCGGCAAGGTCTCCAACAATACCTCCCAATGTGGAAAGACTCATTTCTGATGTCGACCCCAGCTGCCTGATGGCATTCCCCAACAGTGTGAGATTAGATATCGTCCGGTTGGTAGCATTCTCCACTACGCTTTTAGAACCGATCATCTCGCTTTCCGCCTTATTCTTTTTTTCACGCGCTGCCTCTATGGCCGATTCATCTCCGGATTGCAGGGCTTTATTCAATTCCTCCTGTGCTTCAGCGACCTTTCTCACTTTGCTTTCATAGTCGGACAGGGCTTCTCCAAGACCTCCGAAGAAACCGTCTTTGTCTACCAGTGCTGTATTTATATTATTCAAGGCTTCCTCGACAACTTTTATGGTCTCCGGGGAGGCGCTTTTCCTAAATTCCGGAGAGTTCTTAAAGGCTATAAGCTGTTTTTTAACCCCCTGCAACTGCTTGCGTGTAACAGCCTCCAGATTGCCGAATACCATCTCCCAGTTAATTTCCTTCTTCAAGTTTTGAAAATCAAATTCAGACAAGGCCTGTCCCATTTGCTTTTCAAGGATTTTCTTTTTATTTGGGTCTTGCTCCTCGGCGATTTTCATAGCATATTCCTGAGCGATGGCAAGACGTTTCTGCTGAGAGGTGCCGAACAGCTTGTTGTATTCGTTCCATGCTTTGGCACTATTGGTAAGAAACTCATTTTGAATTTCCGTATATTCCTTGATGTAAAGCTGATAGGCGGCAAGACGGCTTTGTTCAGCAGTGCTTTTGACCGCCTGATCTTCTGCCGGAGACACCTTAGTTCCAGCCTTCCTGGCTTTCTCAATCCGGGCAAGCTGGTCACGTTCCTCTTTGTCAATTTCGGCAATAGAGTCTTTGTATTCCTTACTTGCCTGAGCCATGCGTTTTTCACGACCATCACGCATTATCGCTATCAACGTTTCCTCCAGCTTCTTCTGAGCACGTATGCGAGCGTCGGCAAGTTCATTCTGGTAATCAAGAGTTGTTTTTCCGGATGTTTTATGATCTTTCGTGTCATACACTTTCAATGCTTCTTGCGATTCCTTTAATTGCTTTACAGCATCTTGATAACTCTTAACAATGTCTTTATCTATCCCAAGAGAAAACAAATCCTTTCCTTCCTTTGAAGCTTCATCCAATGTCTTTTTTACATCTGACTTGATTTTTTTCAATACACCTTCCGCGCGTTCCTGCTGCTGCTTCCAATAATCATACGTTTCTTCTTCTGGTTGAGGAAAAAGGTCAAGAGTATTAATATGGTTTGAGATGGCCTCTATATTCTTATCGTAATTTGATATATTCTCAACGATGCCATCATAAATCGCCTGCTGCTTCTCTAGTTCAGAGTTAGCCTCCCTCAATTCATCATTAGCCTTTGATAATGCACTAGAAGAGCCATATAATCCCTGTCTTCTAGCCTGTTGAGCCGCCTCTTTGTCTAGTTGAGCCTGCTCTACGCGTCTTTGCGCTTTCATCAATGTTGCCAACTGAACCTTTCGTTTAGTATCTTCTCCCTCTCTACGCACGGACAGTTCAGCAATTTTATCAGCATAACTTCTTGCTACAGCATTAGCATATATCTCTTTGCTGAGAGATTTATATGCTGATTCTAGTTTTCCCAAGTTTACATTTTCCCCATCCAATACATTGGCATATTGAGGATATTTTTTTAACCATTCATTGGCGGCAGCTGTGCGTTCCTTGGCAGAAACAGCAGTGTTTTTTAATTTATTGTAAAGTATATCCAGTTGCACTTGTTCATCCTTAGTATCCTTAGCAGCATTTTTTCTTGCCAACGCCATTTCCTGTTCTGCGGACAATAGATCAAGAGTAGCATCTTTGGCTTTAAATAAACCTTTTGCCCATTCTCCGATTTCTTTACCATATACCACTGTAATGGTGATAGCAGCCGCCATCGCAGTTTGCCAGGAAAATAAGGATGAAAGCAATTGTTTCCATACGGGAGTCGCCTTTTGTCCGGCAGCGATCAAACGCTCATACTCTTTTCTTGCGGAGGCCACCGCATCAGTAAACATCGGTATATTATTACTGATAGCCAGAAAGAAGATTTGCGGCCCCATAGCCAGAGCAGGAAGTTCCCTGGCAATCTGTTGCAAACTCATCTTAACATTATTCAGCTTAGGAGCGGGATCATCTGCCACTAAGGGTGTAGAACTGGTCTGTTTCTTTTGCTTCTCATATTGTTCCAGTTGCTCCTTCAATTTGTTAATAACTCCTGTAAGCGCTTGTACGTCCGCCAAGTCCTTGTCGCTGACAATTCCCGTCTTTCCGGACTCTTTGGTTATCTGTCCATTCAATGCCTTCAGCTCAGCCTCCAGCCGCGCAATGGCCACCTCTATATATTTGGACAGGCCATCCATATTGCCTTCAACGGAACGCATTCCAGTTAAGGTCTTGTCATCCAGCATTATTTCCAGTCTTACAGGCTCCATAACTACAACCCTAATTTTGTTTGATAATATTCAGTCGTAAAATTCCCGGACCTGTCTTTCAACCCCTTGGCCCGTTCTTCCTTTTCCTCTTCAGCGGAAACATATCGGGACACATCCATATTCATGACAAGCAGCTCCGCATAACTGAGCTTCCAAAGAATATAGTGCTTTGACAGCCCGAAGCGTTCCATACTTTGTGCAATGATACCGAGAATGCTATGTGGAGGTTCCTGGTGCCCCTTTAACTCATTCTCTGATTTTGGCTTCCGATTGGGTTTAGAATGCTTTCCACTTTTGACGCCAATGGAATAATACTGCAAAAAGACTTTATATCAATACCTTTAAGCAGATGGATCATTGCCTCCGTAAGCATGGCCGGATGAACACGCCATCTGAGATACCATGCCACCGGCTTTACAAAGAGAATCCCCGAAATATACCCCGTGCATATTGAAAGGGCTACCATTTCACTAACCGCCTTTCCATTTTCCGCGATGAATTTCATACGCTCATCATAACTCATATCCTCAACCATTTGAGGAGTGACACCTATCTTCAGATAGCGTAAAGCGATCCGCAGGAGACATCCTCCCGGCGGGCGGCGCATCACTAGGCGAGAGCCGCCCTTTCTTCCGAAAAGACGTTTGGGAATGACAGGGATACGTATTCCTATGTCGAGCAGCATTTCAGCCGCCTGGCGTTTCTCTTCCGTTCCCATTATTCACTCTCCGGCAATTCACTTGAAGGCGGGACCTGTCCCGGCGCAAACACCTTATACGGACTCTTGCCTGTGCCGGCATCCTGCATTTCAAGCTCACACTCGATACCAAGCACGTTGGTAAAGTTGATGCCGTTACTGAAATTGCATGTCAGCGTACCATTGTAGATGCGGATGGTATGTCCGGACGTACATTCAATGTCGAATATGCCGGATACCTCCTTGTCTTCGGTAGGTGGTGTGTAATTCCCGCTTTCGTCAACTTCTCCACCCATTACCTGTTTCATGTTTTCACCCGTCAGTTCAATCAGGGTAAGCGTCCAAAGCTTGGTTCCGGGTGAAGACTTCAACACCTTGAACGGCGCGCTGCGTTTTTGTGCCGCCCAAATACGTGTCTTGGTTGGGGCGTCACCGCCGGGTTGCAACCCGTCCTCTGAGATCAACCCCAGATTCACTCCATTGTATTTCAGATTGGTTACGCCATAAATGGCGCCATCATTTGTTACAGCCATATCATTTACTTTTAATTTTTTCTTAACTTATTCTTGAACCATCGGAGGAATAAGAAAAGCACAATAGCCAGAATCATACCTCCTGCGATTTTTATCTTTATCCGTTGCCAGAATGACGGTTTCTCCTCCCGCTTCTTTTCTTCTTGCGCCACATTGGAGCTTTGCCTTTCCGACGATTTCCTTGTTATTACTTTTTTCTGCAAGTCTTCTGTTTCAGCAGCAATGCTGAGACCTCCCTTGCCGTCCGACTCCACCTTCAGACCGATGCCGTTCTCTTTCACGCTAATACCAAACCCTTGAGGAAGTTTACCTATCATCAGGAGGTGGTCTTGAGGCAGTGGCAGGTTCATCCGCGTCATCGGGACCGACTCGTAGGTTGTTACCTCGGTTTCGGTCCTGGAAAGAGAGTCCGAGCGGACGATTGTTCGGCTCTCCCTGCCCGCTGCGCATCCATACAACAGCAGGACAACACTCAGCATACTTACATTGATAACATTTGCGAAGCGCCTGCTCCAAATTGATAATTTTCTCATTGACCTTTCTGATTTGTTCCGATAATGCAAGAGTAGTCTGAGACAGGTCATCATACAACTGCTTGTATGTGCCTTCACTTTCTTTGACCGCCCGGACTTTATAGACCTTGCGGTCCTTGTACCAGCCTATCGCCATAGCCAGACATCCCGTAGGAGCCAGCCAATCCTGCAATATTGTTAATATAGAATTCCAGTCCATGCGTATGTACATTACATAATTATAAGAGGTTCCATCCGGACTCAACGTCCGCCATAACAGCAAGCTTGCCATTTTCCACCAGTGAGATCGCGGATGCGAAAGCGCACATTGTCGCCATATCATCCACATCTGGCACATAGCTTTCCGGTACTTGCATCTCCCGACATACGCGCGTGATGTAACCGGATGTGTTGTTTTCCGATGGTGGCGCCCATCTTTGAATAAAATCGGCAATGGTCCGGCAATGGTATAACCTGCGATAATTCTGCAACAGCTTTATCAAAGCCCGGTAACCATACGCCATATTTTTAAACTGGCAGAACGACTTGTCCTGTGATGGCCGAACCTCTCCCTGCCACAAGGTGACAGAGAGACGTATATTGCCGGGATTGTTATTTCTCAGCCCCCGTGATACAGCCATAGTTATTCATCCTTTTCGGTATTCGCAGACACAGTAGCTACCTCCGTTTCTGAACCGGACTCGGAAGGCAGAACAATCTCTTTCACGTCACCCTGGAACCATGTCTTGCCATCGTAATAGAGGGATACGGTCTTACCCGCCGGAACGTCAACCGCCTGGACAGTCGCCTTATATGCGGCCGCTTTATTGTGTACGGTCAGACACGCGCCGGGCAATACGTCGGTAGCTACGATGTTATATGTAGTAGCAGCGGTAGGAGTCAGTTCAACCACATCGTTTTGCGTTACCATCGTAATTGTGGTGCCTGCTACCGTGATTGCATTACCTTCACGCACATCAAGCATCACGACTTCTTCTCCGAATGCCGTATTGGTGTCCGCGGTCATCAGCATCTTGAAGAAGTAGCGCTCACCTGCATTGGTCAACTTGTCGATCTGCACGACATTAAAGTCGTTTTGCAAATTAACCGCCCCCCAAAGATTGGACTTGTCCGTTGGTGTGGCCACCGTTCCGATTATCAATCCGTCCGGCCATGAAGCTACCGTCTTGATGGTAGTTCCCTTAAAGCGCAGGGAGTTGGTATCCGTCCAGTTGGCTCCCTTGGCATAACGGAGGGTTAGTTCATCATCATAACGGTCAGCGTCATTCACGGACATGATATACACAAAGGAGGGATTGTTTCTCAACACCTGCGGAGTAGCCTTACGAACACGCATCAGGCGGGTAACCATTGAATCTTCAGCGGAAGATTTGACGCGGATCACTTCAGGGTCTTCGAAGATACGCATCAGGATACCATTGAACAGATGGTCATCATCCGTATCGTCGTCCACATAAATACCGTTTACAAAGTGGTCGCCCAATTCAAAATCCACCTGGTCAGCCAATGCGGAAAGCATGGTATTCTGAACCTCGGGAGGTAACTCGCGGAATACCAACTCACCCTTCGGCTGGAAAGGACGCCACACTTGTTCGAATGAGCGCGGGTTGAATGTGGTGAAAGCCATGAAGTCAACCGGCTTCAACTCTTTCTCTGAATAATCGAAATCGCCCTTTGAGTCTTTATCTTCCGGCTGTTCGACACGCTTACGAAGCATCCGGCCGACTTTCATACGGGGAATGGAATACTTCTTCTCAACGTTGGGAACAATGTTAATAAGCCCCTTCTGGACCAGCTCGTTGCCGGTAGAGGCTTTGGTGAGTATCTTGGCAAGTACCTCACCGTCGTAATTGGTGTTTTTAATATTAATCATACAGTCTTTTTTTTAATCGTAACCGTTGTTTTTCTTGATTCTTTCCCAGTTCTCCTTCCATACGTCCTTGTGATCCACAGGCTGATCGATCACATTGCTAATACGTTTCTTCGCAGGAAGAGAAGCCACAAGAGCTTTGCCCTGCTCATAGTCCTTTTCAAGCATGGCTTCATAGGCAGGGCGTTGAGCCGGAGCAAAACGTTCTTCTTTCTCCGCCTTATCCAGGAATTCCTTCATTTCCTGTTTCCGGGCGTCCGCCTCCTTTTGTTTATACCCCTGAATCTCCTGTTTCAGTGTCTGGTTCTCGGTGGCAAGGTTGTCGTACTTTCCGGCCTTGTCTTCCAGCGTGCCGATAATCCGTATCATATCGGCTTCGCTCGCGCAGTTGGCGAACGCTGTTCTTGTTTTTAATTTTTCAAACATAATCGTTTCGGGATTTGAGTTAGTATTCAGCCGGTTGTTGAAGATGGCATAGATATCTTCGTTGCTGCTTTCTTCGGGAACCGGTTCTTCCGTATCGTAAATGCCGTCAATAAAACCAAGGGCCAACGCCTCTCTTGCCGTCAGCCAATGGTCCTTGCCGTCAAAGTAGGTATCCTTTATTTCCTGTTTATCCTTTCCTATGCGGGCTGCATACATATCCGCCAGAGTGTCTTCCAGGTCTTCAACCTCTTTAGCCATATCCAGAAGATCCTGCTTATTGCCGTAGCATCCGCCATAGATATTATGCAGCATCAGACGCGCATAACGGCTCATCTGTACAGGTTTACCGCAAAGGGCTATCACACTTGCCATGCTCGCAGCGACACCGTCCACATAGATACGTATGTCCGCATTACTGTTACGTATCGCGTTAAAAATAGCAATACCCGCATAGACGCTACCACCTAAAGAATTTATACGCACATCTATACTCTTATACTGTGCGGCATAATCGTACAGTTCCGCTGCAATATCGACGTCGTTGATCATGCCGCCTATATCTCCATAAAGGAGGATACATGCCGTATCAGGTGATGGGATGATATTAAAGAATGTCTTTTTCATCGCTTTCGCTGTTTTTTGTTGCAAAGATGAACACTTTTTTTACCACCTGCAACCCTCATTATACATGATGCCTTTTTATCGGCGCATGATACGCCGTTAAAATCGTATCATAAATATAACCTATTGTATATCATTTATTTATATACGAATTTTGCAGGTAAATAAGATGAAGCTATGGCAGATTTAAAGACAGAAGAAAAGAAAGCGCTCGCTAAAGAATTATTCCTAAAATGTGACCTTACTTTGGAAGAGATTGCCGGAAGAGTGGGAGTAACCCGGCAAACCATCGCCAGATGGTCATACGCAGGCGCATGGAATGAACTGAAAGCAAGCCTGTCCATCACGCGGGAACAACAGATTGCATACATGTATAGGCAGATATCCGAGATAAACGAGAAGATATTATCACGCGACCCCGGAGAAAGGTATGCCACTGCATCTGAAGCTGACACCTTGAACAAACTGGCGGCATCCGTCAAGAAGATGGAGATCGATATCGGAATATCAGACATCATCAGTGTCGGAATGAGGTTTATCAACTGGCTGCGCACTGCCGATCTGGACAAGGCCAAAGAATATACTGTATTGTGGGACCTTTTCATTAAAGACCAGATAACCAAATGAGATTAACACCCGATGAAAGACAATCTTATGCCGCATGGGAAGAGTTCAGGCTGAACATGGAAAGGGCCACTCCTGCGGAAACGGGCATGACGGAAGCTGATAAAAAGAAAAAGCTGAAGCATCTGGAAGCCAATCCTATAGAGTGGATCATATACTTTTTCCCGGAATTCGCAAAATATGAATTTGCTGATTTTCATATCCGTGCGATTAAAAGATGCACCACGCATATGGAGTGGATGGAAGTACTGTCCTGGGCACGAAGTCTTGCAAAGAGTACCGTAGTCATGTTCATCGTGCTTTATCTGGTACTGACCGGAAAGAAAAGAAATGTCATCATGGCCAGCGCTACCGTGGATGCCGCCAAAAGATTATTGGCACCCTACAAGAAACAACTGGAAACAAATGCGCGGCTGAAGGCATATTACGGCAATCAGGTAACACTTGGAAAATGGAGCGAAGAAGAGTTTATTTTAAAAAACGGAGCCTCATTCCGCGCCATCGGTGCAGGAAGCGCACCGCGCGGATCGCGCAATGACATGGACCGTCCCGACGTACACTTGCTGGATGACTTTGACACGGATGAGATATGCCGTAATCCGGACAGGCTGGACGCACAATGGAAATGGTGGGAAGAAGCACTTTATGGTACACGTGATATCGCAGTCAAATTGCTGGTTATCTTCTGCGGAAACATCATAGCAAAGGACTGTTGCATTGTACGCGCCGGAAAAATAGCCAATTCTTGGGATATCGTAAATGTGCGCGATGCCAACGGTATCTCCACATGGCCGCAGAAGAATACCGAGGAAATGATCGATGCCGCACTTTCAAAAACCAGTACTGCCGCCGTGCAGAAAGAGTATTACAATAATCCGGTATCGGAAGGAAAGATATTCAAGAACTTGATCCGGGGAAAAGTGCCTCCGTTACGGAAATTTAAGTTCCTGGTCATTTACGGGGACCCGTCACCCGGGGAAAGCAAGAAAAAACAGGCTAGTTTCAAGGCGGTGTGGCTGATGGGAAAGTTGCAGGGCAAACTGTACATCATTAAGGGAAGGCTGTTCCGGGGAAGCAATGAGGAATTCATAGAAGCATTTTTCGACCTCCATGATTTTGTCGGAGGAAAAACAAATGTCTATTCCTATGTTGAAAACAACAAACTTCAGGACCCATTTTTTAAACAGGTCTTAAAAAGGCATTTAAACCGCCTAAAAAAAAGGATGGGAGTCCAGCTGAACATAATCCCCGATGAGGATAAGAAAACCGATAAGGCGACACGTATCGAAGCCAACCTCGAACCGTTGGACCGGGAAGGAGAACTTGTATTCAATGAAGAAATGGAGGACAGCCTGGACATGAAGGAGCTGCTTGACCAGTTTAAGCTCTTCGATATGACACTTTCTTATCCGGCGGACGGACCGGACTGCATAGAGGGGGGCAACAGGATCATTGACAACAAAACCGCATCAATGGAGAAAACGTACACTCAATCCCGCGCAAGTTTGCGCATGTATAACAAATATAGGAGGTGATTATGTCGGAATTTATAGAGATGAAAGATTATGACGCAACCATCCATCAGGAAATACTGAACGCCGTGACGCGTGAGGATGACGCCATAGTAGAGGTATGCGAAGACCAGGCTATCGCGGAAATGCGGGGATATCTTGAGTCGCGATACGACTGCGATAAGATATTCGCCGCGAGAGGTAATGAACGTAATGCGCTCATACTGATGTTCGCCAAGGATATCACCATATACCATGTGATGTGCGTCCATAATCCGCAAAAATTTGCAGAGATACGGAAAGACCGGTACGAAAGGGCCATTGAATGGCTAAAGGGCGTCAGCCGGCTGGAAATAAGCATTGCAGACGTGCCTCTGCTTGATAAAGACACCCTGAAAGAGAAAATGCCTTTTCAGATGAGAAGCAATCCAAAACGAGTCACACATTATTGATATGGGAAGAAAAAAGAATAAAGGACGGATCACCGTCAGCGGAAATATGCCGCTTCCCGGACGCAAGGAACCCGGAACGGTCATCATCACTCAGCCCAAAAGGTTCTTCTTGGACATGAGCGCATATATGATGGCGGTCAAAGGAGCGGAGAATGTAGATTTCACACAGCGTGTAAAGCTTTACGACATGTATGCCGATATCCTGTCGGACGGTCATCTGTCAAGTGTCATAGAGAAAAGAAAGGCTGCGCTTCAATGCTCGCAGATCGAGTTTAGGAGAAACGGCAAACCGGATGAAAAGATAAACACCGTCCTTCAATCCCCTTGGTTCTTCGATTTCATCGGAGATGTAATGGATGCCAATTTCTGGGGTTTCAGCCTCTTCCAATTTTATCTGGACGATAAAGGATGGATGAATTACGAGCTTATCCCGAGAAAGAACTATGATCCGGTACGGAGACTTCTTCTGCACCGCGAATCACAAATAACAGGCACCAGTATCGATGAATTTCGGGATACGCTTTTTGTCGGAAAGCCCCGTTCACTGGGCAAGCTCATGGACATCGCACCTTATGTCATATACAAGAGAAACGACATGGCGGACTGGGCGCAATTCTGCGAAGTGTTCGGAATGCCTATCCGTGAATATACTTATGATGCGGGAGACGACGAAGCACGCAACCTGACAGTCAAAGATATGGAGGAACAAGGTGGAATGGCGGCATTCCTGCATCCCAAAGGAAGTGAGCTGAAGCTGATTGAAAGTGCCGGAAAAAACGGCAGTTCAGACTTGTATAAGACTTTGTATGACACATGCAACGATGAAATCAGTAAGATCGTACTGGGAAATACCCTTACCACGCAAGCGTCCGAGCGGGGAACACAGGCCTTAGGAACCGTACAGGAAAAAGGAGAAAAACGCATCAACCAGGCAGACCGCATATCCATTCTGAATATTCTCAACTATGACATGACGGATATATTCAACAACTTTGGGTATAACACCTCGGGCGGTGAATTCTACTATGTTGAACCCAAGGAACTTACCGCCACACAGCAAATGGACATTATTACAAAAATGAAGAACCTGGACGTACCGGTAGGGGATGATACCGTCTATGAGATATCCGGCATTCCGAAGCCTGACAATTATGAACAGCTCAAACGGGAAAAGAAAGCTGTGGCAATGCAGATACAGAAACCGTCTGAAGAACCGCCGCGCATTACACGGAAAGAGAAAGAGGAAGAGGAAAAAAAGGGATGGCTGAAAAACTTTTGGGATTTTTTCGTCAAAGCCCCGGAAAAAGGGGCTTTAGAATGGTAATGAACGGACTGTATGGAAACATATGTCCCTGCTGTCATTCGCTCAGAAACGCTGCGGCTGAAGGCATAGAGATATCTCCGGAGGTGATCGCAAAAGTGTTGCGTGACATCTTTGAGAGGAAGTTCAGCGTAAAAGAGGATATAGATGAAGAGCTATATCTGGCAACGCTCAATATATTCAACCGGGCATCGGATGAAGGGTTTGGCAGGATTGAAACGAATAGCCCCGAACATGATTTTCTGGAGCAGATACGAAGCAACAATGAAGTATTTTCCGCTTTCCGTACACATCGGATGCAGAATGACATAGCATCACAGCTGCTCGACCAGGACGGAAAATTGAAGCCCTTCCGTAAATTTCAGGAAGATGTACAGGCCATCATAGGAGAATATAACACTAATTGGCTCCAGACGGAATATGATACGGCGGTGATACGCGCACACCAAGCGGCGGATTGGAAGAAATTCGAACGGGACAGCGATATCATGCCTAACCTTCGGTGGATGCCTACAACCAGCGTGGAGGTGGATGAGATACATAGGCAATATTGGAGTATCAGACTTACATTGCCGATCAATGACAGCTTCTGGCGCCGCCATCGGCCGGGAGACCGGTGGAATTGCAAGTGTAGCCTGGAACAGACGGATGAAGACGTAACTCCACCGGACGGCATACCCATAACGGATGAAAAGCCAGCCCCGGGATTAGACAATAATCCGGGAGAAGATGGTAAACTGTTCAGCAAGACACATCCTTATATCGCCAACGCGTATGAAGGAGCAGAAAAGGCTGTGGAGGAATTTCTTAAAAGACAAAGGAGATAGCATGGATATAAAGGAAGCGATAAGGATGTTGGAAGCCAAACGAAGGCTGATAGAAAAGACATGCAAGGATACCATACCTCGCAAAATTGGTGTAAAGGCTGTAAACCTGACCAATCAGAATTTCAGGGAAGGAGGGTTTAATGACGGAGGGCTAAAACCCTGGAAGAGGACAAAGCGGCAGGATGACAGCTTTTACGGCAAAAAGGCCGCTTCCAAATACGGACCGTTACTCTCCGCCAGAAACCATCTGTCAAGAAGCAACGAATACGAAGTGCAGGTGGACGGGACTAAAGTCAAAGTAATTCTGAGCAATCCGGTGAGCTATGCCGCCATACATAACAAAGGCGGAATAGTGGAAAGCAATCCAAGGGTGACGCCAAAGATGAGAAAGTATTTCTGGGCAAGATACTACCACCTGGCGGGAATTAAAAAGAAAACGGGAAAGAAGGCCCGTAAACAGAAAGAAGAAAATCTTCCGGAAGAAGCCCTGAAATACAAGCGACTGGCGTTGACTAGGAAATCCACACTGAAAGTAAAGGCGAAGATTCCACAGCGGCAGTTTATCGGACAGAGCAAAGAACTGGATGAAATAGTGAGAACAACGGTAATAAATGAACTTGAAAAAATTTGGGAAAAATGACAGAGACATTATTCGGCGACATTCAAAGTCGCATTGCAGAAAAGATAGACTGGCTCAACGGCCAGGTGGATGAAGATTACGGCCAGCTTGAAATGCTATACCGGGAAGATGCCGATTCGGAAACATATCCGCTGACATTCCCGCTGGTGCTCATCGATGCGTCCACATGTACATGGACAACCTTGGGAGGGATCGGAGCAAGCATTCAGAACGGTATATGCAAAGTGGTCGTGAAACTGGCAATAGACTGCTATGACGACACACATTATACCAGCGGAACCGCAGGAAAGGCGCAGGAACGCATACAAAAGAGTACGCAGGTAAACAAACTATTGCAGATGTTCCGTCCGGAAGGAGCGACAGGTCCGCTTCTGAGAACTTCCAGCAGAAACTATACGATGCCTAGAGGGATTAAAGTATATGAACATACTTACGAATGCAAGGTGAAAGAACAACTAATCCTTGAAGAGGGATAACTGGCGGTCGGAATGGACCCGGCGAGATCGGGGGGCAGGTTTAATCTCCATATTGTCAAGCATCCCTATATTGGCATGGATAATTGCACGTATGCGGTCTACACTAAGGAAAAACTCCTCCTCGGAAAGAATGCGGTAGGTGTCATCAAAACGGCGCCGGCGGACTTCCGTCCAATAATAATAACGACGCAATAGCGCCTCGTTACGCAACTTGATAAGATTTGAACTACGACCTTTTACCATACCCTGAGAACTAACTGAATGCAAATATACTAAAGATTTAATACTTATGCAAAAAGGAGGGTGATTAAATGAAAAACCCTCAACGCTTTCATTTTTAACTGCCACGTAAAAAACGAAACGACACACCGGTCTGACGTTGAGGATTGATTCTTAACGCAGATCGGTGCGTTTATGTTCACGCATCGGTAATAATTAACTATTAAGCCGGATAATTATGTATAAAAGTGAGGTTTTCGGAAAATTACTAAGACTGGTGGCAGAGGAGACGGAGGTTTCGGAAGAAAGCATCCTGGGTACCGAAAAGGACATGGAGACTACGGACGCACGATATGTCCTGGTAGTCTTGCTTGCAGAAGCGGGATTATACCCGACACAAACAGCCATATTGCTAAACCGGACACCACGGGGAGTACACCATCTGCTTAGCAGGAATATTACATCCCCAATGGTCCGAATCTATTTGGAACGAGTAAGGAAGAGGCTCGGAAGTGAAGTCTCGCAGACATCGCGATAAGTGAGTACGTTTGCGCCACGGTTAATGTTGATCGTGAAACAAAGTTTTTCTATATGGAAAGTAATTATCTTACTTCTGGAGATCTCGCGATGTGGGACACCGCACGTGATGGACATGGAAATTATGGTTGTGGCTGTGGTTATGGGTATCACGGTCGCGGTATGGCCGCTACAGGCATAGGCTTGGGCGCCGGACTTGGAGGCGCCGCACTGATTGGCGCGCTGGTTATCGGATGGGGCGTAAACCAGGCCTCCAAAGCTCGCATGAGAGCCGCCGAAAACGCAGCTGCCGGCAATGCACGCGCAATCGATATTCTTGCAGCACGCGCCATCCAGGATGACGCCCGCAGCAACAGCATCAATCTGGACGTGACACAGACCTTGCGCAACCTGACCGGAGCTACGGCACAGGGAGGCTCCGCAAGTGCGCTTGCTACCGCAGAAGCTCTTGCACTGCTCAACAACGGAGGTGGCAATGGATTAAACTCCGCCATCGGTGGTTGCAATTACTTGCGCGTAGCCCGCGTTTCCGGTTCACGCCTGTGCGGATGTGACACCTGCGGTAACGGTGAGTAATCATTTGAAAGCGGCATACCGGAAAAACAGCCGGATATGCTGCTTTCCTTATGTGAAAAGCTATGTTCGGAAAAAGTAAAATAAATCTCGGAATGATCAACCCATCCTCTAAGATAGCATTGAAGATCAGCTGCCTGCAAGCTTGCGGAAATGACGTGGACAAGGCTGAGAAACTGTATAAGTTCGTTGCTGAGGATATTGCCTCACTTCCGGACTTTGACGTCCAACCACCCACAACCATGCAAAGAGCTACGCAGAGTGTTAATTCAATGTTCGGTTGGGTAAAGGAAAACAGGGAAGACTTGTTGCAGGCATGGGACTTTATACAGGGAATGAGGGGCAATGCGTCACGTGTCGCCGCAGCCATGCCGCCGGTTGATGTTCCGCCCATACCATCACCGCAATGATGAAACCATACAAAGTGACAATCTATGTGTATGCTGATGATGAGCAACAGGTGAAAGACCTTGAAAAAGCCGCTTACGAATTTGTCAACGACAAGTATCGCAGTGGAATACTCGTTACGGCTAGCAAACTAGCGCATGCACTTGTCAACTATAAGAATAACTTTTTTGTCAACAAATTCTTAAAATAAACAATATGGCTAACGAACAGACCAGACAACCGCGCAACATCTTTGAGATGATCAACCAGAATGTGGTGGACTTGTCAAATGACGTGGTTGCAATCTACGAAAAAGTGGATGCAATCTACAAGGTATTGTATCCGGAAATATCTGAGCCTGACACTCCCGGCGCAGAAGAAAACAAGTAATAGGGAGTATTAAAACATTTATATTATGAGCTGTAATTGTAACAGAATCCATCCGGCAGTAATTACTCCGGTTTTGGCTGCCGGATCGGTAGCCTCGCCCTACTTTGTAGAGGTCAACATCACACAGAGATTGTGTTTTCCAACTTGTGCGGAGAATGCTCCGGTGTTCGATCCGAAGTTTTCCATGAAAGCGCTCGCAAACGTTGGAACAAGTCAGTATGTGGCAACTATCCACGTGGAAGGCATTATCTCTTACGTACCTTGCAATGGCGGATGCTGCTGTACGAAGCAACAGCCCCTGTCGCAGGATTTCACCATTCCGATTTTTTCGGCAACTACACCTACGTCAGTTACTGTAACGGCGGGTAATACCTCCAACATCGTAGCCGTATCCGGATGCCAGCAATGCGGAAGAACATTCGTAAGTGAAACCCCGTTGACGCTCACCGTGGCATGATGCATGTAGTGACAGCACTGGCGGCAATGGCGGCGGCAACACTGGCACAGCACCTCGGACTGACAGAAGCCATCGGGAAAGTTGTTTCACAAATTGCTAAATGCCCGAAATGTTGCTCCTTTTGGACCGCGCTAACGGCCCTGTGGATGGAAGATTGCAGCCTGCCATTAGCCGTCGGATTGTCGCTACTCGTCGCTTACCTTTCCTTTTATTGGGGATTGGTACTCATTGTTTTACAAAAATGGTATAACAGGTTATGGGAAAAGATAAAGTAAACAAAGGCAAGGATGAAAAGAAGGAGCAACCCCAAAAAGCGGCCAACTTTACACCGGTGATAACGAAAAACGTATATAAACCGCTGCCACGTTTTGGTGGCTGCAAAAATTGTTGATTATGAAGCAATATAGCGAGATGTTGGAAGAAGCCAAGAATGCAGGGCTTACCAATGAAAAAATTATGTGGAAAAGCATTGCCGGCGTCAGTGAGATGCTGCAATTGGTTAAACGGGACCATCCTGAAATGTATTGGGAATTTATGCGTGAGCAACACGGTATCCTTTATGGAAACCATTATAATGAATCGTTCGCCATACATGATGTGTCCATGATCCGATATACCGACCGGATGGGAAAGAAGTGTGAAGGCCCTTACTGGACGCTTGAACAGATAGAATCGGCAACCAAAGGTATGGCATATCCCGCAGGAACAACCAAATGGGACAAATACGTCGCATTTAACGGATTTTATGCAGATACCTGCACAGTATTGGAGGAAGAGCAAATCATCAAGGCTGCTCACAAATTTTACTTCATGGATGAAGATGCACCACAAGGAAAGATTTGGCTGTACATGGAAGCAATGTACGATGCGAAATAAAAGAATAACATGTCAGGATATGGAAGAGATTCTCCATAAAATAATACCCTTGGCCATTTTGGCAAGGGTATTACTGTTATTTACATAGTCAATACAATTATTTATGCCATTTCTAGTTATAGAGTGATTTTATTTACTTTTTGAATCAACAATGGGGTTGCTATTAAATAAGAGGATCGTCTCGCAATCCCAACTATACATAGTGTATTCACCAGGAAAACTGGTTTCCAGTAATCCATTTTTTGTCAACCAAATTCCATCATATAAATTGAAAAGCTTTTCAAAGTTTATGCCGCGTGGCTTCATTATACCTGTATGTACTAATTTTTTATCATGTCATCATAACTGTCTATTATGCAAAGACAATCTGTCCGAACATGAATACGGAAAGAATGTGATAGGAGATTTGTCTTCCAATTCTCATTTTCACACCATTTTCTCCAAGAATAGGACGAATCTATAGGTGAAGTCCAAAGCCCACCTGATTCAGGTTTTAACCATAACGGATTACTATTTTTTATAATTTTGATAGGCAGTTGTAAAACATCAGTCCCAATATGTTCTACTTGTATAATGCTGTTCATAACTATTTAGTTATGAATATCTTAATAATAATTTTACTTTCAGTTCTTGCGCTTGCTTTGCAGAACCACGCCAAGGCAGACACCCATCATACACGGTAGCCCATGGCAAATACCATGCTCGTTTTACTTCTACTTCGTAGTATCCGATAGTTGCTTGTACAATTCTTACTTTTATCATTCCTCTAATAAATACTTTATTAAACTATCCTTATCTCTAAAAAGTCTTTTATCCCATTGTGGATAATTGTTTCTGGGGACACTTAATCCGTCAGAAAGCTTATAAACCATCAAAAAACCTCTATCCTCATGCGATATTTCAATGGATATTTTGCTGATAGTGGAATGATAAATATTGTCTCCACTTAGATAGCATACACTATCACCTACATTAAACTCTGTATCTATATTCATACCCTCATTTGTTTTGAGCCTAATTAGGCTACATCGTTAATACTAATTTCTCCTTTCAAAACTTGCTCTACCTGCCTATCAAGTATCTCTTGAAACTCTATCTGACAGATAAGCGAACAATCCGGTATAATCTCTTCCACTGGGTCGCCTCTCCATGTTGGTAGTTCATCCAAGAAGATACGCCCATCTTTATCTTTCAGACAGGTAGCTCCAACATCACGCTCAATCTGCGCCATTTGAGCAAACACTTCTGGGAACTCCTTCCGGATTTTATTCCAGTAGCCCATGCCACCTTTCACACAACCGATGCAGTTGTTATTATTGTAACCCATCTTGTACATAGCGGGGATTTCAATACCAGCTTTCCAAAGCATTCCCATTGCATCCGGCTTCGTGATCTGCTTTTCAATAAGCGGGAATAGTGGCTTTGTGTCCGGGTACTGCTGCTTTAATCGGATAGCCCGGTTAATCTCTTTCGGATCGTAATCGAAGCCCCATACTTGCCCGTCCCAACTTCCCAACTCCTTTTCTAATTTATACCGGACTTGTTTCTTTAGCTCAAATGTACAAGCGGCGCCAGTTGGACCATTGATGTATCGTTTCTTAGTTAATACATCTTCTACATTGGCATACTTATCACTTCGTATGGTATGAATAGGCTGTCCGTACCATTTCTCACAATCAGAGAGAAAGCGAGAGTTATCGGGATGGCCTGAACCGGTTTCAATATAATAGAGCTGCACATCATTGTACAGACTCAATGCTATCTTACAAGCGACTGCGGATGTTACACCGCATGAGAACCACGCTATTATCATTTGATTCCTTTCTATTTAGTTATACGCCAAATAAATTTGGCTGGGTTAATACTTTTTTTCCTCTCTTATTGGCATTAAAGTCTTTGAATTTGCAACTTTTAAATGCCTGCCGTTGATTACACCACCATGCGAAACGGTGTTGTTCATCCGATATAGGTGTGTCCTTATCTAAATCTCGATAGGGCATAGCAAACGGAGTACAGCCCAAAGAATCGAGAAATAAAGCCCGTCTTTCGGCATCCTCTATCTGCCCGTCTTTCACAAGCATATAGAAGAAGAGTCTGTGTGCGGATACACCGGCCTCTTTCAAATATGCTATTGCCGTCGTTACTTCATCTGTAATGGCAGAATTATCATAAGCCATACGTAAATGTCTTATCCATGATACGTGAGACAGCAATTTAGCAATACTTTTATCCTTTGCGATAAGCCTACAATCAATGCCTTGATTAAAATCGACCTTTATCTTCATGGAAGCAATCTTCTCTATCTGTTGTATTCCCCAGTCGGAAGCAATGACATTGTTGTCCATCAGAATAGCAGATTTTCTACCATCCAAGAACTCTGATATATCTGCGTGTTTGCGAATCATTCCCTCTTTCCTGGGGACTATACAAAAAGAGCACTTATTGATGCAACCACGGGTGAGGAATCCATAGGCTTCTTTGTACGTAGGATAGAGAGAATAGTCGGGGCAAATGTGTTCGATTTCATCAGGTAACCACTGATCGAACATTTTATATCCGGAGCCTCCTTTTATTACTTCATCTGCCTGTATAATCCGCGCTTCATCAGGAGTAAATGTAAAAAGCTTGCTCATATACACACGGTCGTAGTGTTCAATCCCGGAATACCATGATACTGTATCACCCTGTAATCTATGCCAGGCAGATAATTTCATTAGTGCCAAGTTAGGGAAGTTATGACAATCCACGTCGATTAATCCAATGTTCATTACTATTGTTTAATTATTATTTAGGTGAGTTTTTCCATAAAGCAATAGCCTTATTCATTCGTTGTTCCCATTTATCTTTCTTTTCATATATATCGTATGAGGTGCTTTCATAGGCAATAGGTTCTCCAAATCTGAATCCCTGTGGCTTATGATTTTTATCTCCATAAGTCTTGACTATAAATCCGGCTTCACGATTAAGAAACATTCGTTTATCACGCTCACATTCGTAGATGTCATAAATATCTCCTCTACGGAACTTATATCCTTCAATCTCGATAATCTCATCTTCGGGAGACATTTCAGACCAAAGTACTATCCCTGTATCTGGGTCTATTAATTCCCAATGAGAATGTTCACCATTATCAGCAAACTTCTCTATTACTTTCGGCTCTTTCATTTCTTTCTATTTAGTTATTCGTTAATTTTTTGCCATTTAATAATCGTCTTATCAGTCTGGTAGAATTCGTCATCTTCCCTTAAATACCACATGCCATCAATTTGGCTATATGTGGCAATGGCATAGTGATACATATCGAATTTTATCCTTACTACTACGATTTCCCGGTGTTCTGGTAGATCATCTGGTTTTGCGATTAAATCATGCCAAGCATATTCTTTTTCTTGTATTTCAAGTGCTTTTAAGGCATTATGTTTAGATATAGCCTCGTAATCACCCGAATGTTCGGATAGCCTTACACTATTACTTTCAATAAAAATCCTTGCTTTATTCATTTTTTGTTGTTTTACGTTAAAATTTCGGCTACTTTCTTTAAAATAGGTAGTGCTGCCTCTTCATCTTCAACTCCATTTTTACAGACTAACTGTAATTGAAGAGCTAAATACCTTGTAGCTTGCGCTAATTGTCTAACATCATAGGGAACTTGCATATCATTGTCAAATGCGGAGCGTCCCAATATATCTATTATTTTAAGTTCTATTTCACTCATTTTTAAATTGATTTGAATTATTCTATATTGCTAATTTTGGCTCAGAAAGAACCTCATTTAATCTCTTTATTCCTGCATCGTAGTATTCTTTGTCTATTTCGAAGCCGATATATTTCCGGTTGGTATTGACACAGGCAATCGCTGTGGAACAACTGCCGATAAATGGGTCTAAAACAACATCGTCTGACTGTGTGGTTAATGCCAACAATCTTTCAATAAGACGAACAGGCTTCTGTGTTGGGTGAATTGCGCTGTAATGGTCACGAACTATCTTAATAATTGATTTCTCATTCATTCCACATTCCATTGATGATATAACGTTACACGACCTGTCTCCGATTTTCATGTCTCCGTGCAGTCCTTGCTTGTTTGCTTTTTCATCTTTATACAAATCTGTTCTTATTATTGACCTTTCTGTACATCCATCACTCATGGCTCTGACTACCGCAGCGCATCTATCCTCATTTTTAAAACCCGGCTGAGCCGATACGTTATATCCACTAACCCTATCAAGATCATAAGATGCAACATTGTTAATTAAAAAATCTTCAACTGCCTTCAACGATTTAGGATTATGTAATATAGCTTTCATTCTTCTTAGATCCTGTAATACTGAGGCCACATCACCGCATTTTGCTTCTATATATGGAACCTTAACCCTATTAATGCTACCCTTACCCAAACTACTAATACTTATAGTTTCGTGCACCCTCAACAAAGCTAATAGAGGAGATGTTATATATGATTTATCCCAGATTACTTCCTCTTTAAAGGAGAAACCCAATTGGGAAAGTATGACATTCCACCTATAAAACGAAGTACCACGCCCAAATAGTACTACAAATCCATCAGGTTGAAGCACCCGTTTAAATTCTTTAAACAGCTCATGTTCATTAAATTCACGTTCCAATTTCTGCCCTTTCAAGTATAGATATGGAGGATCGGTAATGATACAATCTACACTTGCATCAGGAATGCGTTTAATTCCTTCCTGACAGTCTTCGTTATATATTTGATTTATGTTCATTTCCTTTATAGTTATGATTTAATTCTTCTAAAATGCGTAATCCCTTCTTGGCACTTACAACCTAAAGTCCATCCACATAAACGGGTGATAGCAGGAGGATTGAATGCCATATAAGGTTTATCAAATCTCATAGTTTCTATCTTACCGTATGACAATACTTCTACGACTTCACCGTCTTCAGGCATATTGGTAAAAGACCATTCTTCAAATCCTGTCGGTATTTGATTTTTATCTGGATAATAGCTCATATTTACTTAATTATAAATTATTCTTTTATTCGTAAAACTTAGATTTTTTACTTTCTAAAAAACATATCCCCGCTTATCGATCTAGCGGTATCATCATTTGTCAGGCGGATGTATCTAAAGAAGTTTTGTTCACTCCGATGCCCGGTAAGTCTCATGATTTCCAATGTTTTCATTCTTCCGGTCAGATACATGTTTGTTGCAGCACTTCTTCTCGCAGTATGACTACTGATAAGTTGCCACTTCTCCTTTGTTACAGTAATCAATTTTCCACCTTGGGTAAATGAATAAGTAACCGGGTCATTTAATCCAATCTCTTTCATTATCACCTTCAGATACTTGTTAAAGTACTGAATACACAAACCGCTTGGTATAAATCCATGATATTTTTTAAATATCTCTTTCACATAATCATGTGCCGGTACCTTTACATCTACATTAGTCTTTTTTGTTCTAATCATAATATAACCATCTACCAGATTTTGACTGGTCAATCTTGAATAATCAGAATAGCGAAGAGCTGTAAGACAGCCAATGACAAACATGTCTCTTATTCGCTCTTTAGCCTTCCGTTTATCCTGTTTTTCAAATTTATAGTAGTATATTCTTGTGATTTCGTTCATTGATAGGAATACGGCATTGGTAGGCTCGCATTGCAGATCAATCTCATCATAAGTATTATCTACCGCATAGTTGTATTGTGATGCTCTACGAACAAGTGTCTGAATCTTCTGGATATATCCGACAATGGTATTATGCCTTAACCCTTGATCTTCCAGATATATAATAAAATCATCCAGGAATTCAGCCGTTACAGAATTGGTAAAGATATCACAATCAAACTCTTCCGAAAAGTTGTTTATATGCTTGATGATTGCATCATAAACAGCCGCATAGTTTGCAGACTTACGTCTGGAGCGCTTTTCAAGAACTTCTTTTGCAAAAACGGTAAAGTAAACACCTTCTATCGGTTTTGCCTGTCGGAAGTGGTTAATGTAGTCCTTTCTCGGCTTGGCCTCAAGAACCGGACAAGAAATCGCTAAATTTGTTTTGGCTATTCATTTTTAAAGTATTGTTTTACATCTCCATCAGGTATCCAGTCGATAGTAACGACCGCTTTCACTTTCCCTGTGCCACCGCACGAAGGACACATTTTTTTAACACGCTCAGTAATAATATCCGGATCAATGTAATATCCATTTCCCTGGCAACGTCCACAAGAGTATCCGGTAAATTCTCCTACCACCTCTTTGCCTGTTCCAAATATAGGCGCCGTAATGAGTACGCCGTTACGTTTCTCGCTCATATCATTCTATATAATAGGTTATTATCATTCGATGACCACGGAAGATATGTACAACCGTTTTTCCTTCATCTGTCCGAAGCTCTGTTCTGACATCGCTTCTTATCATGCCGTAATACCGCAAATGAGCTATATAATTATCAATATGTTCTTTCAACACATCGTAAGCCTCCGGGGTAGGACTGACCTCTATCGGATCATAGAGGTCAGCAATAAACGTCTTAAGCTCCTTCATCCATTGGGACTCACTGTTAGGTATTACAGATTTCCGTAAAACCTTCATGTTACATTGCGGAAAGTGACAGTGGAAGATTCATGGCCTTTCCCTGTTCATCTTTTATTTCCACCTGGATAAACTGACAGGTAGGAACAGGGCGGTAAGCCGCCTTGATAATATTTATACCTTCAATAAAACGGGTATCCTGCGTCTTTACAGCAAGGCGTTCCAATTCCAGTACTTTGTTGGCTTTCAGCGCACCCTTTCGATCCTTAGCGAGCAGGCTCATTACAGTATCCACCAGATTGGCACTGTTTTCATCCTTGGCCAGTGTACCCAGATATTCCTTCACTATCTCAACGCCTGCCTCTACGGTATCATCCCATCCCTCGTTTACGCGATTGCCCAACGTGATACGCATCACGCCATCCGAAGTGGTAAAGGTGTCACTTTGGCGGTCACCTTTCACTTTAAACAGCTCATTTTTCATATTAATTACTGCGGCAAACTCATTAAAAACCTCCTGTTTATTGCGCATCATTTCGGATGAAAGTTTTTGGAGTTTTGTCACACATGCCTTGACGGTGGCGTCCACCAGTTGTTTGTACGTCTCGCGCTCTTGTTCAATACGGTTACGTTCCACTTTTTCCTCGGCATCCAACTGCGCTTTCAGTGCAGCACGCTCTTCTGCTGTTAATTTTGATATATCCATATTCGATAATTTATATTGGTTAATAATTAATTCTTTCCCTGTTTTCTTGATTCCTTAGACGTCTCAGGTCTTTATCCAAGTATCTTTTATGCTCCAAAGCCATATTTTCCCTTTCCAGACGATCATGTCGTATCAGTTCTGCGCGATATTCATCCAGCAGACGGTCATATTCGGCAGGTTTCAAGGCGCTGATACCCATCATTAACTTTTCCCGATAAATGCAAATACGACTTTCGCTGATGGCAAATTTTTCTTTCAGATCGGTACGGTATTCCGTGGCGGAAGGAGAATAGCGGCTATATCCCTTCATTGTACACCTCCTTTCCTTTTGATAGCCGTGATTATATCACGCATCTGTATCTTTACCGCATACAACTCATCTACCGTCATACAGGAAATAGGTTTCCGGCATTTTGAATATTTCTTTGTCCATGAGCTGATTTTAGCTTTATTCATTTCAACATCTTCGGGGCTTTCAAGTTCCGAGTAGTCTTTATTCAGAAATGGAATTTTAAAAGATAGGGCATATATCTCACCGACCAGATTGCGCGCCTCCTGCGACATAATTCTTTTGGCCGGGTCTACCGGTTCTTTTTTCAACACGGAAAGAATTCTATTAGCCTCTTGCGAAGACATGTCCTTAACACTGTTGATGGTACGGCCAGTAAACTGACTGAGATATTCATGGCGTTCACCAGAGTCATTAATGCCGATCTTGCCAAGAGTGGCATGTACAGCCTTGATCTGCAAATTGCTAATCGGTTTATTCATTGTTGTCTTCATATGCCTTGTTTTTTAATAGTTCCAAACTTCTTTTCTGATATCCTTCCTCCCATATGATGTAATACCCTTTGGGGCCTCCCCTGCCACGTCCCATATAAGTTGCCTTAAAACTGTCTATGTAAATTCGTTTGAAAGAGTCACGCTTCACGTCGTAGGCTACCCGTCCGTCAACTTCCCTACCATCCACATGGGAGATAAAAATAAATATCTTATTCCTATACTTTTTGCGCAGGGCAATTACATCCTCGGCCCGTACACCACACTGTGCGGCAAAATATTGTATTGAATCAATAAAAATGACATCAGGACTACGCTGGCGGCTCAGGTATTCATCCAGGTCCTTAATACCGTCACAACTGTCGCTAAATATAATTTTGCTGATACCGCTTCGTATTCCGGCCTCCCAGATTTCTTCCTGAAAGTCTTTACAGTATCCCATTTCCAACGGAATAAACATCGTCCGAAATCCCATCCTGTCAAATTCCCGGGCCATAAGCAACGCAAAATGAGTCTTTCCCTGTCCCGATTTACCATAGATTATCCAACTGCCGGACCTTTCCGGTCTTCCGAAAGCCTGATACCATTCACCTTCGAAAGGAATAGGATCATGTTTCATATCTTCGACATTCTTCAAACTCAGCACTTTCATACTATCTCTCCATTCTGAAGCTGTTGGTGAATCAATTCATTTTCGATCATTACTGCAATCTCGCGAAGATCGTCGCAGAAATACACCTGCTTACTATTCTTTCCCTCTACCGGTTGTTTCAACTGCTTGTCTAATTTTCCCCAGATATAAGCCTGTGCTTCCCTGTCCGTAATACCGTTAGCCGCACACATTGCATAAGTATCCTTTTTTGTGGCACCCAACAGGGAAATGTAATTCCGGCCGAACCTGCTATCAACTTCATCATATCCTTCGATACGTCCAACATGGCGTTTAATATTACGCTCCAGCGTCTCCGTTCCGGCAACCAGAACACCCAGGCGGTGTATAGTGTCATCATACAGGGGAATAAAAGTACAGATGGCGGAGTGTGACAATTTACCCGCATCATCCAATATCAGCACAGGATTCTTGTCAGCCATACGGTTAAAATGCGCAACTACCAGTTCAAGCAGATCATCATTATCCATATACCGGGTTACAGCTTCTCCGAGGCATACCGCGAGCTTCGTAAGGAATTTACGCGCTGTCCACTTGCGACATTTGAGATAAACGACCGAATTATCCATACTGAGGTTATACAAGTCCACCAGCGGCTGGGTTTTACCACTTCCTGAGCGTGAAGAAATGCATATCCATTTGCGATTGCGCTTCGCCACATTAAAGGCTGTGCGTATCTGTTGATAACTCGTAACGGTATCTACAATTTTCCAGGTATTTTCATAATAATTCAATGCAGACGCAATTTTTTCGGAAATACTATCTTCTCTGGCTCCATATTTACCGCTTCTAAACTGAGACATTGCCGCATCAGAGATTCCACACTTACGTGATATTTCAGCGGCTGAAGCGCCACGCTTGATAAGACTCTCAACGTATTGTTTTAATCCTTGGATGTCCATTTTAATATGATTTTAAAGGTTATTCTAATTATCTTGAAAACTGCATATCAGTTTGGTTGAATTCGTAATCATCATCGTCGTAAAGGGAAGCCGGCTGCATATCCCGGGAAGTGAGCTCTTCAAATTCCGCTTCGTGGATTTCTTCTCTCATCCTTTCACGTTCATCCTTATGCTGTCCTCTGCTGTTTGTTATCAGGTAACGGTCAAGGAGAGTATTATTTATTAACTCGGGAATACGTTGCTGAATACATTTGATTCGTTCGTCAACGCGTTCTTCTTTATCCACGATATGCTTTTTTAGCTTATCATTGAAGTCTTTCACTTTATTACGGTATTCAAAGTGCTCCGGTTTTTGATCGGTCAGGGCCATTGGAACTTTCATGCAGCGCTGCATCATGTAGCGAAGGTTTCCTATTTCTTTACCCGCATCTTTCAACCCCTTACGTACCGCATTGCTGATAAGCACCCGGCTCATATCTTCGGGATCATAACGGACTATCCAGTCTTCGTTATAATGTTCCCGCAGAGAAATATCAAAAGTGTCGTAATTAATACGCTCGCCCTGAATCTCCAGACGAAGGCCGTCGCCATTTACATGGTTGGTCCGCCCGCTGGTTTCTCCCATTAACAACAGATATTCTTCATCACTGAAAGGCAATTTGTAAGAATCCCCGGTTCTTTCCCAAGCCGCCATAAACGCTTCCAGATGTTTTGCCCGTTCCGCCTCCATCATGGCTTCTATCTGCCCGATGCAAGTCGCTTCATCCGGAACCATCTTGCGATGTTCGTTCAATATCTCCAGATTGGGTTGGTTCTCTTTTCGGGATGTGATTCCATATCCGGACCAGTTAGCCTGCTTTTGACAATACTCCACATTCAAATAGCGGAAATACGGCTCTATGATTTTCGCTTTTGCATTAAACTTTGCTGCCGGCACGTAGATATGAGACATGGCCTGATAAAAAGGCGTTATACTTCCATTACCATAATTATCACTCTGCAAGTTCAGAGGTTTGTAACGCTTGCCGAACAGCTGTTTCGTGTGCCGAATGGCGTTGCGAAGCGCTTCACGGATCAGGGAGGAAGACTCGTTGTCTCCAATAGCATATCCGACAGGATACTTACAACTGGCATCCAGTACAATGACAGCAGTCTTACGATGAGTATAAGTGGTAACTTTGTATCTTTTCTCATTTCCATTCTCATTCTTTGACCTGATGTCCTGTTTCTGGTACAACAGCTCAACCTTCCATCCGTCCAATGTCCAATAAGTAAGGGCTTGCGTCGGAGCCGTGCGATGTATCTGCATCATGCGCGTGTTGGCGACGGCCTTTTTTCCACGTCGTCCCTGCATGGTTGTCAGTTCCATCTTTTTCTTATAACTATCTACTGTGACCGGACTGCTGATTGCCTTAAATCCCATTATTTCAGCCACTTTATTATATTCATCCATAATCTGCTTGCTGTTTAGATTATTATGAAGAGATATTAGCTTATGCATGATTGCTTCCTCATCCTCACTTTGAACCGCGGCTGCTGACTTGTTACCGTAATTCTTGTGGATCAAAGAACGAAAACCCTCTTCCTGACTTACTTTCCGCGCAGCCTCATACTGGCAACACTTACGCCTGAGAGATGAAGCGTTCTTTGGCAGTGTATGCGGAAAAAGAGGCTTTCCGAGCGGATCACGTAACGTGAGAAGGTCGTTACTCAAATTACACAAGCGTTCCCACACAGGTACCCGTTCTCTACTTCCAACCGCCTGAGAACGATGCTCTTCCTTTTCGCGAAGAATTGCTTCAATAACACGAACGTTCATGGTATATTCATCGATCTTGGCGGGAGGTAGTTTCTTATCCTCATCGTAACGATAAGTATTTGTATAATACTCAAACGCATCGGTGCTATAAACAATGGAGTCCTCCAATACATTCCTGCATAATTGAGCAGCAAGATGAGCACGAGGATCGCCATTCTTTGCAACATATTGTTTTTTTACATCATCCCTCATCGTATCGTAGTCTATGATTGCCGGCTTGGCACGCGAACCATTTTGTAATAGGAAAAGCTGCTTTCTTCTTACCATTGTTTGATAAGTCCCTTCAGGCAGAAATCCATGTTTGCTGCCAATCTTTCTGCTTGGGTTTTCAATGATTAATTCATTAGCATATATGCCAATTCTACCATTACAAATTATAGCCATGTCAATTCCTTAAATATTATAAGATTCGTTTTGAAAAATCTACTCCTATTCTCGCGAACCAGAGTAGGGTCCTGCATATAGCAGTTAATAACTATTTAATGAACAGTATTATTATGAAAGGATATTAACCTTTATCGTTTATCCATTTGAATCAGGTTCTTTTTCCGGTATAAACATGGATATTATTATCACAAGGGATAAGGCTACAATTACAAATGCAGATGTTGCATCCTTGTCTGTAGCATTTATATTGATGCCAAGCCATAAACCATAGATTATTCCTATTGTAAAGGCTATTTTCTGAAGTCTTCTGAAGGTTTTCATATCAAGTGTATATTTAATCAATTAATTCATCGATTGCTTTTAAAGCTTGATGTTTACGCTCTATAAGAATATTCTCATCTTCTGAGGTAAGAGTCCATGATGGATGATATGCTTTCAATCGTTCATCATTCGTTGCATGAGATGTACTATACGCTAACACAAAACTATAAGCTACAGCATCAGATCCATCACTTAGAGGTTCGTCAAAAGCAACTCCCCAATAAGAGTTTCTTCCACTTTTCATGCCTATAGCTTTAGTAATAGTACGGATGGCAAATAATGGAATTCCACGCTCGTCATAACTATCAACAACTACTATTTCAGCATGACACCTTGCCAATTCTTGACATTCATCTTTATAGTTGACCATATTATATGTCTATATATTATAGTGTTTTTACGCTTTGAATGTTAGTTCCAAATCAACTTGCTTTAGCCTTCGTTTAGCTATTTCAATGTATTTCTCTTGTATTTCAAAGCCGATAAAATTCCGATTAAGCTTCTTGGCAGCTAATGCGGTTGTGCCTGAACCCATGAAACAGTCAAGTACTAAATCACCTTTTTGGGTAGAATCCGTAATAAGCTTTTCGATAACTTCCACTGGTTTCTGTGTTGGGTGAACCATCTCACCATTTGTTTTTTTCGCCCCTCCGGAAAAACCGGGAGAACGAAAGATATTACTTCCTTTCATGCAGGGTGTATCTTTTGCGGCAAATAATATCAGTTCGTGAGTAAAGGCATAACTACTACCCGGACCGCTTATTTTGTCCCATACAAGCATATTACGCACATTTATATACTTCAATAATATGGGATAGTAGAATGCGTAAGTGCGCCAATCACAAAAAATGTAAACCTTCCCGTTTTCCTTTATTACTCTTGAAAATTCACTGAAAAGTGAATCAAAAAAAGGTCTCATTATAATCAAGTCATTGTAATCCCCTTTTTTCCCATTGTGCGTCATTCCGATAAAATAAGGAGGGTCGGTTATTATCGCATCAACACTGCTGGAAGGTATATCCTTGATACCTTCCAAACAATCGACATTTATGATATTATTTATTTCCATTTGCCTTGCTGATTTTGCCACTTTCTTCTTCCCCTTGTACCTTAAGCAATTCACCCTGGTATTGATCAAGACGGTCATAAATATCCACGGATATTTCTATGTCCTCTTCCTTGTACACGCGTATAACATGTTCAAGACCTTTAATGCGCTCTTCTAATTCTTTCTTATTCATATCTTTATAAAGTTACAATACTGTCTTCAACACATTTTATAACATTTCCTTTAGAATCAAGGATTTTAATGTTTTTTACATTCTCCTTATCCTCGATTAATTGCTTTCCTCCAAGTTCGCTTACGGCTACATATCTCATTTTGGCAGCGAGCAAACTATTGCGTTTAAAACTCATAGCAAGGCTTACCGAACATTTGCTAGTATTAAACATCTTCATGAGCTTCTTATAAGCCTCATTTTTCTTTTTAGGATCACTCCAGTCAATCTTCTTCATAATATTCACTTTTAATTTCCCAATTTGTTAACTAATAATGACAGAACCCTCCATTTACTATTGGTTATTAAACAAAGTGAGAATAAATACATGTTTTAAAACCTTATTTCACTCACTTGATTTTTAGGTTTAATTCGTAACTTTGAGCGCTGAAAATCATTATTTCGGTGCAAACATATAGATAATTATCTAAATAACCAAACTTAATATAGAAAATTTTATGCAAGAATCTCACATTTCCAGTCGAATAAAGCAAATTATCGATTATAAGAAGATGAGTATACGTGCGTTTGAGATACAAATAGGATGTTCTAATGGAGTGATTGCTAGGGCAATAGCAAACAATACGGATATTCAAAGTAAATGGGTGACGAAAATTATCGAATTAAACGAAGATATTAATCCAACTTGGCTACTTATTGGAAAAGGAGATATGTTATATGCTCCTAACCAACCAAACCCAAACGGCGATTCTTATGACACAGCAAATGACTCCAATAAGGCTGGAAGTGATAATTCTGATGATATTCCTATTAATAAAAAAGTTTTAGAAGATATTATCATAGAATATCAAACAATAATGCGTGATATGCGGCACGAAATTCAAATGTTAAGAAAAAAAATTAATAGTTTAGAGCAAAAAAATAATTGATATTCATGAACAAACGCATGGTTTACTTGTTATAACAAAGATATTATTCAATACGCTAAACACACGCTTCATTTTAAAAAACCTTATTTATTTATGAAAACTAATGCAATCAACGAGACTATACGCACACTTATTCAGAGCAAGAAAGATGCAGAGAATAAACTAAATGATGTAGAAAAAGAACTACGTAGGCTTGTAAATGCATGCCCTAATTGTGTTTCTTGTACAATAAAAGATTGTCCGATAAGAATAAGAAGAAATATAATAGGAATTAAAGGTGGAGATTGCATAATATAAATCATTCCCGGTACTATCAATAAATAAATAGTTGCTCCTGATATTTTCAGGAGCAACTATCCTTATTAACCTGATGATCCATTTACCTTGATAACTTAGAACTTAATCTAGTCTATCATAACCTTCAAAAAAACATGTGGCGAGAGCTGGATTCGAACCAGCGACCTCAAGACTATGATTCTTGCGAGCTACCACTGCTCTATCACGCTATAATTTTCGACTTATCAGCCTTTACAACGACAAATATACGACATATAAGCACACAAACAGCTAGTAATCAATATTTTAACAAGCAAAACATTCGTTTTTATACGTATTATAGGGGTACAACTCACCTTGATAATATGCTATTTTATAATATTCTTATGTATTATAGGGGTAAACTCAATAGATATTATACTCACAATTTGAATGTGCAATGAATGTGCAATAACGAGCAATTTGTTTTTAATTTACATGTGCAATGAATGTGCAATATCATGAATAAAGGCTTATTTAACTATAATTTAACGTTTATAAGCCCATATTTATATTAGAGAAATGATTGTAAGTACGATAAGGTAAAAAGAGTATTTAATCAGAATATTTTTTTTGAAAATACTTCCATATTATAATTATTTGGAATATTTTTGTAGTAAAAATAACCATATTATGGAATCGAATAAGATTATTCATGTACATTTGATCTTTGAGAAGAAAGATTTCTACTTTGGAAGTATTAGCGCTATTTTTGAGGTTTTAGACGCGAATACAGTTGGTATGAAAAAGAATACCCTGTTACATGCAGGTCTTGCAGAGGGAAGCCCCATATGCACTCGTAGAGCGCTTATAAGACAGTCTCATATTATTCGCAGCAGATCGAAAAGCAGAAAATAAACTCCTGGAACGAAGGAAAACTACCATATTTGTTGATCACGTTATATTTAAAGCGTAATTTTATGGTGATTTATCTTAATCTTGTTACATCAATGTTCGATCATGTTACATTTTGTTTTGAGTTTGCAGATCGTGCTTCAATAGCCTTCAATCGCCTTATTCATCGGACTTTCAGCTATATTTTATTTGCCTGTTTATAATGTACAATTCGTATTGAGCCCCATA